TTAATAATATATCACTGAATTTTCTGTTACTTCTCCCGTTTTTTCTGATTTAGTTATCCCACCTGTTTTATCAACAGTTCCAAATCTAAAAATTCCCCTAGTTGAAAACGCATACCCCTTATTTTTATCTCTTCCATCTACAAGTGATGCATAATTCAATTTTTTATTTTTTATCTGCTCATTAAATATTTTTACTAAATCATCATCACTTAAATCTGAATAATAATATCCTATAGCATACTGTCCATTTAGTTTTGTTTTTCCATCACCACTCATTAAATCTTTTACTACTAGCTTTACTTTACTCTCGCTACTTAACTCTGTTGAAGTATTATCACTACTATTTTGTTGCTCTACTTCTTTTTCATTCTTAGATTTTGTTTCCTCTTCAGCTTTACCCTTAGCTTCTTCTTCATTTTTTGCTTGTTGTTCTGCCTTTATTTTTTCCTCTTGAGCTTTGCCGGTATCTGAGCAACTAACAAATAAATTAGAAAAAACTATTGCTAAAACCATTATTATGCTTAAAATCTTTTTATTTTTCATAATCAAATACCTCTTTTTCAAAAAGATAATTATTCGTAATAGCTGCTTCATTATCAATAGTTATTTTTGATTCTATTTCACTTTGAATTTTATTTTCTTTCGAAATACGCTTTTCACATTCTGTAAAATATAACCCAAATAAAATAAATACTATAACTGTAATAATTAAAATTATTAGCATACTATTACTTTCTTCTTTAGTATTTTCCATATTCCCTCTCCTTTCTACAAAAAATTACATTTAAAGAATATACTACATATCACAAAAATTTCAACATTTCACAATCATTTTTTACACTTTATTAACACAAAGCTATTCAATTTATACACACATAATTTAAAAAAATCCTAATTTTACCATTTAATCTTTTAGGTTTTAAAATTGAAATTCAAAAGGTAATTTATATACCTAAATTATTACTAGAGTTTTCTTTGTGGTAGGAATAATAATCTATAGATTCATTCTTGGAAGGAAATTAAAAGAAGGTTGGAACTACTCCAACCTTCTTACTGTTAAAATTTGATTGACAGGGTTATAGCGTTTAATAAAACTATTATGTCGATATTATATCATTTTTTCAAAAAATATCAACAAATATACTTCTAACTATTTCTATTTTATCCAGTTATTAATTTGCATTTTATTTATAAAGTATGTATAATAAAAAAATATATTTATATTAACATATATTTTATTTCAATATTACTAAAATAAAAATAAATAAAAATTTTCTCTGATACATAAATATATTGAATTTAATTTATGTTGGTAATAAATATAATTTTTCTATTTCCTGAAATAGAAAAAGGTTGGATCTAATCCAACCTTTTTCTTGTTCTCTAAATTATTGGAGTTTGATAAGTTTCTATCACTTTAATTATAACATTAATTTAAATATGTAACAACAATTCATTATTCCAAAAAGGTTGTTTCTCCTTTACTTTCATCTCCAGCCATAGCTATTAGTTGATTGTTTTTATCTAATATTGAAATATCATATAATTTCGAAACAGGTTCTATTCTTCCCTTTATATCTTTTATAAATTTTTCTACTTCATTTTTATTTACGTTTCCCTTAGTTCCATTAAAAACCGCTTGAACTGCTATTATAGGTTGCTTAGTTTCATTTTGAGTTAATATCGCTAAATCACTTACTTCTAATCCTCCCAAAGCCTTCTTTGCTTTTTCTTTATAAACCGATTTTTCGTTCTGACTCAATTCATTTTGACTCACTATAGAATTTTCATTTTTCTTTTCTGTTTGATTATTATTGTTTTTCGTACTTCCACATCCCAAAAACAAAGTCCCCACTACTAATAAACTTAAAAAAATCGAAATTATCTTTTTCATACATCCTCCCTATTATTTCATAAATTTCAATTAACATTATATAACATTATTGTAAATAAAAAAAGTATCATAATTGTATGAATATTATTTGCAATTTTAAATAAACTATTAATGGTTGTATAGTTAAATGACTAAGCGTTGATAAAGGTGTATAAAAACACTTACGCTTTATACTTATTTAAACTAAAAAAGGAGAGTTAGAAATTAATCTAACTCTCCTTTTTGTCTCATATAATAAGTAAATTAATGTATAAAATTCTCTTTTATTATACCATTTTATTGAATTATTTCAATATATTTTTTACTTACATATCCTCTTTTTCTTTCATTTCTAGCATTATATTCTATATAGTACCAACCTTCTGTTTTTTCTAAAATTTCTACATTTTCGTTAGGATCTAAACTTCCTATAGCTGAATAGTTAGTTCCTGCTCCTGCTCTTACGGTTAAAGAGGTTCTAACATTTACTACTTTACCTTTTCTATAAAATCTTTCTTTTTGTTCTCCTTCATAACGAACATAGCCATCACTTGGATTACCATCAGCACGATAAAATGTTACACGTAGCCAACCATTAGTTCTATACATTGGTGAAGCTTTTTGGTGTGGTTGTAATTCTTCATCATGATTTTTTACATTAACATTTTTTGAATCCCACCATACGTACGTAACACCATCATCATTCTTATATTGCATGTGGTAATCAAAACTTAATCTACTATAGTTTTCTATAGAAATATAAGCATGATATTTTTCATCTTTTCCTGGATAAATAAGTTCTATATGATTTCTTGATGGATATATACCTAGTACAAAAACTCTGTCTAAACTTGATATATGTCTCCCTTGAATAACTTTACCTTTTTCATCTAAAACCTCTATATCTCCTTTTCCAACTATAGTTGCATTAGTTCTTTCTTCATTGCTTGTATAGAATCCATTTTCTGATACTACAGTTTCAGAACTTCCGCCAGTTGGTCTGTATGAATTGTTTTTGAATTCACTTAATGGGAAGTTCTTTCCTGGACAATCTGTATTATTAAAATCCTTATGTCCATACACAGGTAAATTGCCTCTTCTTTTTCTTATATCTCCAATTAAATCATTAAGAGAGTTTAATTGTGCTCTAGTTGGTTTTTCTCTCATTAAAGCACCTTCTAAACAAATACCTATACTTGAACTATTTTGATTTATAGTATGAGCTCCTATAGCATTTTCAGGTCTACCTGTCCATATAGAACCATCTTTTCTAATAAAATAATGATATCCTATGCCACTCCATCCATTTCCTTTATGCCACTTATCTATGTCATATACGCTGCAGTTAGGATGATCTGCATTATGAATAATAATTTTATTAGGATTATTACCATATTTTAACCCATTAAATTTTATGTTTGATTGATTGATGTACATTAAAATCACTCTCCATTTTTTTATTTTTATATAATTTAAGGCAATAAAAAGTTGTTTAATCAATCCACATTTTATTGCCTAAATATCATTTTTAAAAATTTGTTATGATAAGTTCATTAAACTTTCTTCTTCCACTTTCAGATTTTGATATAGAATAATTAACTTGAACCTCTTCTATATTAAAATCTTTATACCACTCCCTTACTTTTTGATGGTTATTTATTGTTAATATAAACTTACCTTTTAAATTCTTTAATTTTTCTAATAATATTAAATGCTCTTTTTCACCAAACTCTGCTTCATAACCTGCAGTTTCAAAATATGGTGGATCTGCAAAAAATACTGTATGTCCTCTATCATACTTTTCTATTATCTTTTCAAATGAAAGATTTTCTACATATGTATTAGATAATCTTTCTCTAATTTCTTTTAATCTACTATTAAAAATTTCTTGTGTTGGTTTTCTACTTGTACTATATCCATAGTTTCCACCCTTACTAGCAAAACTAAAATTTATTAGGTAAAGAAATCTAATAGCTCTCTGTATTTCGGTTAAACTCTCAACAGTATAGTTTTTATATTCTTCAAAAATATCTCGTCCTGAAAACTCATATTCTAGTAACCTTTCTATTTCTGGTGAATGGTATTTTATCATTTTAAATAGATTAATTAACTCCTTGTCTACATCGTTTATAACCTCTACTTTAGATGGACTTTTAGCAAAATAAACCCATCCAGCACCAAAAAATAATTCTACATAACAAGTATGTGGTGGTAATTTCTCTATTATAGTTTTTCTTAACTTTGACTTCCCTCCCATTCTTGAAATTGGTGGTTTAATCATTAATGATTTTTCTTTCATAATACGTCATCTCTTTTCAAAGAATTTTTATAAAAAAGACAATAAAAAAAGACCTTTTTAAAGATCCTGATTCATTGTCTTGTTTTATCTAGTTTTTAACTTCATTATTTGATATATCGTTCTTATTTTTATCTATATCGTCTTTAATTTCTATATCTTTGTTCTTTTTCTCTGTATTTAATACTTCTAATTTTTCTGAGATTATACTTGGTAATGTTACTCCACATTCTCCTAGGTTTTCTATTATACTTCCAGCTTCTTTATAAGCAAACAATGCTACTGTAAGACCTATTAAAGTAAATTTCAATCCTAAGAACATATCTAACATTAATACGAAGGCTATAGCCATTAATTCAGCTATCCACCTTATTATTCCATCTCTCATTTTTCTACTTCTATAGTTTTTATTCTTATATGCTTTTAGTATTCCTAGAATCATGTCTATAGTTTTAATTCCAAAATAGAATACCAATAACCAACTTATTGTTTCAGGTATAAATTTAAACATATTCTCTTTTCCTCCCTATTTATCTGTAAAATATACTACTTGACCAAAATATACACCTACCTCATTTGTAGCTGTAGCAACAAAGTAATATATTTTACCACTTTTAGTAACGTTTAAAACACCATTAAAGTTAGCTCCACTAGCACATAAAGCACCGCCTAAATTTCTTGGTGGTAAAGCCCAAACTGGCAAGCTACCTTCACCACTTAATTGTCCATTAGTTGCAGCATTTAAAGCATCTATTGTTACTATATTATTTACCCTACTAACCGTTATTTCAAAACCACCAGTTAATTTGAGTTTGACTTCTTTCTTTGTAACTTTCTCTAATTCTGATATTTTCTTTGTATTTTCATCAACATCTAACTTTATAGTTTCTATAGCTTCATTTCTTTCAGTTTCAGCTATTTCTCTTAATCTTTCAGCTTCTTGTCTTTTTTGTTCTTCTAATTCTATTTTCTCAAAAGTATCAAATTCATTTGTACTTTCTATAGCTTCATTACTTCCAAGTTTTTCATCAACCCTAAGTATAAAGTTGGCTGTACTTATTGTTCCTTCTGAATCTTTTAATTCCAATTCAAAATAAACAAGACCTATTGCTTGAAGTGCTGAATTTTTTAAGTCAATAGTCAATTCTCCATTTATTGAATTAGTTATATTGATACCTTCTATTTGCTCCACTTTAGTTTTATTAGGTTTTTTTGCAAAAAGCTTTATATTTTGATTAGATAAGTCTTTTATAGTGCTATTTTCAGTTACCTTTATATTAAAAATGACACTATCTAATTGTTTTACAACCCCAACTGGACTATAATCACTTTCAATAGTGTCTAATACTAAATCTATATATTTTTTTGCCATACTATCTCACCTCTTCCGGTTTATATAAAATAGATTCTCTTTCTTTTGTTATAGGTTCGTCAGGAATTTCATTTAATGGTAATGGAACCGTCATTTTTCTCATAAAATTATTAGTTTTAGATTCTCTCTCAAAATTCTTTCTTCTTGCTTCTAGTTTATATTTAAATCTAATAGGTTTATCTGATTCTACAATAAAATAAGTTGGCTCTTTTATATCCACTCTATAATCACCAAAATCTTTTTTATCTATGTAGACATTATAAGGTAATTTAGTATTTAAACACTCTTGTATAATTTCATCTATTTCTACTTTACATATAAACTTCCCATTAACTTCTTTTGTTTCAAGATACGTATCTATTCCTGTATCAGTTAGCAATGAATTTATATCTTCATTAGAATAGAATGGTATACTTCCATATTTAGTTTGTTGAATACAATTTTTATTTCCTATAACAGACAAATCTCCTCTCACATATACCCTTGATGAGTATATGTCAAAATCTTCTCTTGTAACATTAAAATGAAATTCTCCACTAGCTGGATTTACAAACTGTAAATTAGTGCCTTGTATAGAAGTAAAGCCTCTTCCATCCCCTCTCACTCCCCCAAAAATTCTTGAGCCAACATCTTTAGTATATTTATTAAGCCACAAGTTAGCTCCATTCAAATCAACATCTTCAAAAATACTTATAGGAACAGGATAGGCTATTCCATATTTATCAAATACAACATAACTTAAATAATCACCTTGAGCATTTGGTTTTGGATAGCTTATTGTTAGAAACGCTCCTATTTTATGTGTCATTCCCATTATGTCATCATTAGTTCTCTTATCTCTTAAAGCCTCTATAGAACCATTTACTTTTCCTTCCTCTAAAAAACTATAAATATGAGTTCCATTATTATTTAATCTTACAGATAATTTATTATTATTTAATTGAGAAAATCCATTTTCATCTAAAATCGTACCAGCTACAGCAATAGCACTTCCTTCTGTTAACCCTTTATTTACAGTATTGATTATTGAGTTAGGAGTTAGTTTTTCAAAAACTTTACTATAACTAGACTTTTTTTCAATGTAAGGAATTCGCTTCTCACCTTTTAAAACCATAATTTCAGTCCATCCACAACTTCCAATATTCCCAGCGTAAGATATTTCTACAAAAGCACTCTTTGCACCAGAAGGAACTACAAATGTGTTAAATCTTTCTACAAAAGCATTCGATGAACTCCATTCAGAAATTATTATTTTTTCAGTATCAAAAACACCATCTTTTTCAAAATCATTTGCTACTAAACTATTAGAAAATTTAATTTTAACTTCAAGAAAAATATTAGTATCAGCAAAAAGCAAGCCTGAAAATTGAAAAGTTTCATTTTCTTCGACTTCAAACCTGTTACTCCATGTACTAGAACCGCCTTCTGGGATATTTACATTTACATAATTAAGAACTCTTTTATTTAGATAATTATAGTTTTTTATTATTTCTGCACTTCCGCCAATATTCCAACCATAAACACTCTCACTTTCAAAAGCACCATTTACTATCAAGTTTCCTTGCGCAACATTTGTAACCTCTTCTGTAATAGAGTTACTTATTACCTCAATTTTAGAATTTATCTCACCTTCACTTATTACTTTTTTTGAATCTATGCTTAGTTCAGTTACATCTAAATAAACTCTACCAAAACTATCGACTCTTAAAGTGCTTTTGCCATTTCCATCTATAACTTCTAAATTTCTAGCTTCTATAAACTGTCCTTTTAATTTTCCTACTGTTGCTTTATCCATATCTAAATCTCTAATTATAGCATGGCCTATTGCTGCTTCTTCAAAAATCTCAGCTGAATCACTTATTTTAAAAGTAACAGCTTTAATTTGAGATGAAAATAAGGTTGTTTTTCCATAAGTATTTTTAGCACGAACTCTATAATACCAAGTTTCAGATGATTTAACCTCATGTAAAAATGAACTTGCTTTACCTTCAAAAATTCTATTATCGCTAGTTGGATTAAAATCTTTTATTTTACTCGCAAAAAGTTCATATGTGTAATAATCTTTATTACTATATGTCCAATCCAATATTACACTACTATATAAAGCCTTTGCTTTTAATATAGGTACATCAGGCAACGTATCTGGGTATATCGTATCAATATTAGGTTTATCATTTTCTATTTGATTAACTTTATCTTTAATATCTCCAATTTCACTTTCAAAATCCGAATCAACTAATCCTGTTTGAATGCTCCCAAGAGTTATTATTATATCCTCTGTTTCTTCAATTTCTAATATTCTAGCTTCTAAAACTAAATTTTCTTCTTCATCAATTATTATAATTGTATCTCCTTTTTTACATTTATAGTGTTCAAATCCTTCTAAAGTATTTAAGTATTCTAAAGTTACTTTATATGTGAATTTAGGATTTTTAACTTCCTGGAGTTTATCGAGAGTTTTATTTAATAATTCTCTTTTATCTGATATATTGTCATCTGAAAAAATTCCTTCTAATCTTCCATACTTAGAGATACTTTCAATATCCTCAACATATTTTTTACCATTATTAACTTCGGCAAAATCTAATTTTCTGCTAAATCCTCCGTTATCAGTTTCTAATGATTTACCTCTTCCATATAAAACATTGAAATGATCTCCTACTGGGCTTTTTTCAATAGACTTTAAGTTTGTATCAAAAGTAAATCTTAATCCAGTATCTTCACCCAATCTATGTTTAAAATCTATATATTTATTAGTTATTCGCCCTGTAGCTTCATCAATTTCAATTCTTATATCAAACTCTGCTTTAAAAGTATCAAGAATATCATTAAGAGCTTTTAACCTTGAAATAAAATAGAAATTTATATTTCTTAGTTCAAATTCTTCAGTAATTCCAACTTGATAGTCCATACCATCAAGAGCTTTTTGAGCTGCTTCTCTTAGTGTTCCATTGACTACTCTTTTATCTTCTATTATGAAGTTTCCTAATGAATTAAAATCACTAATACATTCAATGTCGATTTTATTTTCATCAAGTGATATTGTATCGTTGAAATCATAAATTAAAAAAAGTTGGAACTTTCCATCCTTGAAGAATCCAACTTTATTATTTTTCTTAATATTCTTTTTTTTACTAGTACTAAAACTTAAAGAATCGCTTGAATTAACTTTTGTAATATGTTTAAAATCTGAATAATCTTCTTCATTTAATATTTCAAGCAGCTTTTCTTTTCTATCAAATATATAAAGCATAGATCCTCCTATAAATATTTATTGTTCCATTTTACAGTTACCTCAACATTTCCATTCTCTAGTTTCAATGAATTTAATCCAGGAATAAATTTAATTCTTTTACTTTTTAAATGCCATATTTGCATATTTAGAGAATTGTTGAGCATAACTTTATTTGTACTTTGAGTTATTTCTAAAATATCACCTTTATTAAAACTATTATTAAATTCTAAAAAGTTAGAATTACCATCTCTAATTTTTATTTTGTCGCAAGTACTAATAACTTTAAATATAAAATCAGGATATACATCTTCAGAACCAGTATAGTTTATTATTTTTTCAGTTGTATCTGTTATATTTAATTTAATTTCATTTGCTTGAATTTCTTGATAATTAAAACAAGTAAACTCTATTGAGCCTTCTCCTTTTCTAATAGTTCCACTAATAGAAGAAAAGTTTGTTACTTTGGCCATATAATAAAAATCTATTCTATTTGGTAAAATTAATTTACTTAATTTAAAATTATCTCCTTTAAGCCATGTTAACAATTCAGTTTTCCTTTTATGATCTATCAATTTATTTCTTTTAAATTTAAAATCAATAGTTATTTTCTTTTCTCCTAATTTAGTTTTATATTTAGTAGCTTCTAAAGTTGGAAGTATATCTTCAGTAATATTAGTTACTTTTACCCAATCAGGTATTCTTATATTATTAAAATATAAACTAAGCATATATTCCCCCTCCTTTAGTTCTTTTATTTTTCTTTTTAAGCTTTTCAAGTTCAACATTCAACATATTAGCAAGTTTTTTTGCTACTACTTGATAATCATCATTATTTTTAATTTCTACTTTTTCTAAGTATAAATTAATTTCGTTTTTGGATTCAGGTTCTTTTTGAGATAAAGCCTTTACTATTTTATTAAAATCATTATTAACAAAACTAGTATTAACTTTTAAACTTTCTTCAGATGAACTTGAATAATAAGAACCTCTAGTCATATAATTACTAGAATCAATTTGTGGAATATTAAAAGCTCTAGCCACTCTATTATCAAGACTATAATTTTGCGGTTCAAGAGCATAACTTCTAGGTGTTTCTATAATACTTCTTTGTACATTAGTTGTAGTCCTCATTATGCTGACATTCCCATTTATACCTCTACTATATTCATTTCTTATACTTCTCCAATCTGAAATACATCTATCTCTCATTGTAGCTGTAGCACTTGTAACATTATTTTTCATGGCATTGGCATTAGACGTTGCATTTTTTTCCATATCACTAGCATTATCATCAACTTTATCTGCCATAGTATCAGTATTATCAGCTACGTTTTTAGACATTTCATTTGTATTAGTATCAGCTTTATTGGAACTTTCTTTTGTTTTTTGTTCCATTGTTTTAGTGAAAGTTTCCATAGCCTTAGATATATCCTTAGCCATAGTATCACCATTAATTTTACCAGCTTGAGCCATTTGTTTAAGATTCCATTCAACTTGATTTGCTTTTTGCTCTACAGTCATTGAATTGTTTATTCCTTGGAATAACATTTTCGTAGTATCATTCATATGAGTTAAGGTATTAAGTTGATTTTGGTCTAAAGCTCCAAGTTGATGTGCCATTCTATTAGCTGCTTCACCATAATTCCCATCTACAATTAAAGGAATATTTTTTAATATACCATCTGCAGTTTGAGTTAAAACAGTTAATTCACTTTCTGACATCGCTCTCATTTGAGATAATCCTCTACTTGTAGAGTTGGTTACCTTCATCATAGCCTCTTCAGTATTTAAAGTTAACTTAGCTGTCATTCTACTCCAAGCATCATTAACAGTCTGTCCTCCTGGACCATCTGCTATTGCTGCTATGATATCACATATTCCCATTATAGAAATAGCTAAATTACCAAAAGTAATTTGAACTATACCACTAATAAATTCACAAACAGCCCCTATAATATATCCTAATCCTCCAAATTTTTCTTGAAGTTTTAAAATAGCCATTTCATTATCGCCAACCATTGCCATTAATGCAGTTAAAGCTACAATAACAGCTCCTATTCCTATAGGACTTGCTAATACACCTAATGCACTAGTTAAACCACCTGTAGCTCCAGCGGTTGCAGTTGCTCCCGCTCCAAGTTTTCCAAATAAGGTTACAGCATTACCACCAACTATTATTAAATTTCCTATTCCCATTAAAACTGGTCCTAGAGCCGCAACAATAGCTCCCATAGTAACAATATTTTTTTGCTGTTCTTCATCAAGAGAACTGAACCAGTTTGCAACATCTGTTATAAGCTCAACTATCTTATATAATACAGGCTCCATTGCAACAAAAGCTTTTATTAATGAACCCTCTATAGCTGATTTCATCGACTCAATTTCTCCACCTAAATTATCCTTCATGGTTTTAGCCATTTCATTTAATGAACCATTACTTTGGTCTAATTGACTTTTTAATGTATCATATTCATCACTAACACCACCTAATAAAGCCATAAGTGTATCAAATTGAGTTTTACCACCTATCATAGCAGCATATTGTTGCCGTTGTTTTTCTGTTAACTTGCTTGTACCATCTGAAGTAACACCTAGTTTAGTAGCCATTTCTTTTAATACTTCAACTATATCTCTTTGTTTTCCTTTACTTGTATATAAAGAAATATTCAATGCATCTAAAGCTTTTCCAGCTTGGCCAGTTTCAGTTATTATATTAGAAAAAACAGAAATTAAAGCATTTCCAGCATTACTACCTTTAATACTTCTATTAGCTAATACCCCTAAAAGAGCTCCAGACTTTTCTAATGGTATGTTTAATTGTTTAAATATTCCTCCAGCTATTGCATAAGCTTCTAACATTTCCTCCATTGACGTATTAGACTTTCTTTGTGTGTTGGCAACTATATCTAAATACTTTGCAAAGTCATCAGATTTAACTCCCGCCGCCGACATGGAATCAGTTACTAAATCAGCCGTCCTTGCTAAATCAATTCCTCCAGCTTCAGCAGCACGTAAAACTGGTTCTATTCTTGAAACTGATGTTTCAACATCCCAACCGGCAAGAGCTAAAAATTTTAATCCATCAGCTGCTTCTGAAGCAGAGAAAGAGGTTGAACTTCCCATTGCTAGTGCTTTTTCTTCTAGTTTTTGATATGATTCTGAACTTTTATCAGCTATTCCTGCTGTTGCTTGTAATGCACTCATGCTTGTTGTAAAATCAACACCTGCTTTAGTTGCGGCAGCTCCTGCGACTCCCATAGGCATAGTAACACCCATTGTCACACTTCGCCCAAATTGTTTCGTATTTTGTCCTGCACTTTTTACTTTTTCACCAATAGTATCAAATGGCAATTGCTTTAAATCTCTAGCTAAATTATTAACTTCTGCTTGAGTTTCATTTAATTCTGTTTGATATTTATTTAAATCAATTACAGTATCTTCTATTTCTTTTTCAACATTAGAATAACTATCTTTTAAAGTTAATAATTTTTGTCTTAATTGTTCTGCTTCAATTGAATTTTCTCCATATTCAGTTTTAGATTGTTCAAGAGCCGATTCAGCTTTTTTAATTTCTTCTGATAACTTTGTATGCTCTAATTTATTTTCTTGTAACTTAGAATTTAACTTTTTAATCTCTTGCTCATATACATCTATTTTTTGTATATTAGTTTCTAAGGTTAAAGACATTGATTTCATTTCTTGACCTAATTGTTTTAAAAAGTTACCATTAGAATTCATTTCAGAACCTAATTTATTTAATTCACTTTCAGCAAGTCTTGATTTATTTTCAATTTCAGTTAATTGCTCTGCTACAGTTTTAGTACTACTACCTAGTTGTTCAAATTGTTGTTTAGAGTCTTTTAGTTCCTGCTCTAATGTATTGATAGTGTTTTTAGTCTTATCAATATTAGTAGATAGATTGAGCATTTTTTGAGCATTCTTTTGTATTAACGTGGCTTGTTTTTGCCACTCTTCAGAACCTTTTCCGACTGTAGATTCTAATTCTAAAAGTTTAGCTTTTTGAGTATCAACTATATTAGATAACTCTTTATATTCAGCTTCTTGTTTTTCAAGTTTTTGACTATATAAATCAATTTGTTTACTTGTTTTACTTATCTTATGAGATAATCCTACATAACTATTTTCATAGTTTGTTACACCTTTTGAAGCATTTTTGAACTCATTTTCAGATTTTTTAATAGCACTATCTATACCTTGAATTTGTTTTTTAAAATTTCCACTTTCTAATGCTAATTCTAGAACTAAACGTTCTATGCTATCACTCATACAACCACCTCCTTATTTTAAATTTCCTCTACATTAGAATCTTTTTTTTCTCCATGTAATTTGTAATGTATATCCATTTGTGAAAAGAAATTTTTAGGTGTTGTATTCCAAAAGTCATTTCGTTTTAAAACCGTATTCCATAGATATTCCATATAATCAAATTCCCACTCAAAACTTGACTCATCCTCGTCATCCTCAAATTCACTTTCATTTTCTTCCCTTTCTTTATTTAAAGGTAAGCACTTATTTATTAAGTCATAGATGTATGAATAAGCATTATTAAACTTATCAACTAAATTTGAATCAGATGAAAAGGCATCTAAAACCTCTTCTTTATTGTGTTGATTAGTTGAATTTATAGTTTCCAATATAAAAACTGTAAATAATGTCATATCAAAATTTGAGATTCCTTCAATAATTTCTTTTACTGTAACCTCTTTATTAAATTCATTAAGCATAGTTTCTTTAATATTTTTTATAGTTAAAAAAGTAAATGTACCTACAAATTCCTTATTATTTAATCTAATTTTTGATATATACATGAAATCACCTTAAATAAAAAGAGAAGGTATAAACCTTCTCTAAAAATTATTTACCTTTTGTCTTAGTTTCTTTTTCTTCTGAAACTTCTTGTACTTTAACTTCGTTTAGCATTTCTAAATCTTTAGGTTTTTGAACTGTTTTAAACCAATTAGTAATGGTTTCTTGTTCAACAGTTGGATCATCTGTATCTATAAAATGAAATATATCTCCATTTTCTGCTTGTCCTACAGTAAATTTAATTTCATCTTCTCCAGCTGCACCTTTACCATCCTCAATCGTCTCTGCATTTATTCCAGATTGACTACACTTACAAGCATAAATTGCATACAATCTTCTATGTTTCGAATTCTTTCTTTTTCTTTCAAATAAAAAAGCTCCTTCTCTTGCAACATCTCCAGAGTTAACGACTATTCCTCCCTTTACAATTTTATTGCTAAATAGAGCGTTGTACTCAGTTTTATCTAATCCTAATGTAGTTAAAGAACCTTCTCCACCAGCATAGTTAAATTCATCATCAACAATCCCATCGTCTGCCCACTCTTGTTCACTTTCATATTTTAATTCTGCTTCAATCTTTTTTGCATTTTGAATTGGTATTGGTGTTGTATAGTCATCCTCTTCAAATGGTGCAAAGTGTACATTACTAAATCCCTTTAACAATTTTTTCTTATTCATCGTTTAATTCCTCCACTATAAAAATAAAATTTTTTCCGTAAAATCCTTCGGATGGATTTAATGTTTTCATGGAATCAAAAAAGAAGCCATTATTTTTAAATAGCTTCTTAATTTCTCTATACCTTTCAATTCCACTTTTACTTTTATGCCAATAATTAATAGTTACAATTTTCTTTTCTTCTAGATTATTATCATCAGCAAAGGTTGTGTCATATTCACTTGTAATATCAAAAATAATATATTCATTAGAATTACCATCGTAAATTTGATACCCCAAGTCTATATTTAAAGTTTTTAATAATTCTTCAATCTTTTCTAACATTATAATTTCAAATCCCTTTTTAAAGATGCTATTATTTTTTTCTTAGCTTCTCCTTTACTTTGATTAAAGCTTTTTTTCATCCAATGTGTACCAACTTGTCTCCTATTTCCATATTCAGTATAGAAAACCCTGGCTACCATAGATTTTTCTTTACTTTTAACTCCTAATTTAGATTTTCTATCAGTAGAACTCCCTGTTTTACTTATTTCTCCTAAATCTTCTTTGGTTGCTCCAGTATCAACAGGAACATTAATTTCAAGAGCTCTTAATACTTCTTTATTTCCAGCATCTAAAGCTCTATCTAAAACTTCTTTTTGAGCTTTAGTATCAAGTATCGCTAAACGTTGCTTTACTTTTGAGAAATCGAATTTAAGGCCCATTATATAATCACCCCTCGTAGTTCTATATAATCTCCTATATCCGGTAATTCATTTATATAATCTACATTGAATTGATTACCTCTAAAAATGATTATATCTGTATTCTGTGGAGTATATTGTTTAGTTCTTCTTATAATAAAATTTGCTGTTTGCTTTAAGTTAACAGCATCAGCTTTTATAAACTCATTCCCTCCAAGCATTTTAACTTTAGCTTTACACTTTCTGATTAATTTGTACTCATCATCTTTAAGGATACTATCTGCTTTAACCAATCTTTTTATTTCTATTGTATATCTTAATTCTCTAGGGTTTATTTTCATCTTTAGAACCTCCCGAACAAGATAATTGAGTTATTAGCGATTGTAGAGAAAGACAAAAGCTCGGATTACTCGAGCTCTTATTCTCATACATACTTGATACAAGCATTTTTATAACCAAATTATATAATTCATCATCTTCTCTTTCTGGAACTCCTGCATTCTTTAAATAAAGTTTAGAAGCTTGAATTAAAGATAATATTTGAACATCTTCATCATTATCTTCAATCCTTAAATAGTCTTTTACAGAATCTAAATTACTTTTCACTTTCCGCCTCTTCTATCTTTGCAGCTTCTGCTTCCGCTTTAGCTAATGCTTTTAATTGAGCTTTACTTAATTCTGCACCTTTTTTTAATAATACTAACCCTTGAGCTCCAACTAATTTTTGCTTACTATTTTTACCCATAGCCATTTTACCATCTACTATCATTAATGCTTTATGGATCCACTTATTTTTATCTTCATCAAAGTACTTTTTATAGTACATACTTAAATTAGAGTTAAGTAAATATTGAGAAAGATTTACTACTGCTCCAAATATATCTCCTTCTGAAGCTTTTGCAAATGAAGGAAATTTATTTACTGTTAATACTTCTCTACCACTTAGTATTTTTTGACCTTTTTCATTTATTTTCCCTAATCCTATTTTTTGTCCATTCTTATCAGTCATTCCATTTAAATGAGTTTCCCAAGTTGGTTTTGACATAGTGTAAATAACATCATCCTCAACCTCTTCATCTATAGCAGCTTCAACTTCAGCCCATTTACTTACAGTTCCTATATTTGTACTATTAAACTCTATAATTTGCTCTTTTGGTAATCCTTCAACGTTTATAAATCCTAAAGGTTGACCTGAGCCACTTCCTTTTACTATAGCTGTTTCTATAGCTTTAATCATAGCTTTCTTTAATTGCTTAACTACTGTTGATTCAAATATTGGCAAAGATACTGTAGCTGATAATAATCCAATTGCCATTTTAGCTTCTAAAACATGATATCCAAATTGGATTTTTGCACCCATTTTTCCTTTTTGCTCATCAGATACAGTATTTTCATCAGCTAACCATGTAGCTTCTGGCATTACTTCTGATATAGGAATTGATACCGCTCCTTGATAAGATGTTTGAGTAACTCTACTTAGTATCTTTCCTTCAGTAGTTATATCTTCTATAACTTGATTTAAAATTGTAGTTGGAATAACTGCTCCTATATCACCAACTACAGTTAATTCGTTACTTCTTGCCTCTGTATTCTTAAATTTATCTGGTATAGGTGTTCCATTAACCATATAGTCTTTAAAAGCTTGTCTATATTCTAAAGAACTATACATATCTTCATCATTTCTATTTTCATTGAAACCTGTTGAAAATGAAGCAATAGGATTAAATTTGCCAGTTGAAGGTATCATTCCACCAGCAACACTTCTTTGATTACCTTCGTTTTGTTGCCAACCTTCATTTGTTTCTCCACCTAAAGCTTCATATAACTCTCTAAGTTCCTTTATTTCTTCATCTAATCCGGATATTTCTCCTTCTAAACTTCTAAGTTCTTCAATACTTTCTGTCGCTTGAGATCTTTCAACTAATTTAGTTCTTTTCGTTTCCTTTGTATTTATTAATTGTAATAGTTTTTTTAAGTCCATATTTAATACCTCTCTTTTGAATATTTTATTTTTAATTTTAATTTTTCTAATTCTAACTTTGAGTTATCTAATTCTTTTCTAGCTTCCAACAATTCTTCTTTAGCATTAGCAACCTCTTCACTTCTTTCAGTTGAAACACTTGTTCCTTTATAAGCTGGTCTACTAACTATACTAACTTCATTTACTCTTTTGAATTTTAAAATTCTTCTTGTTGGAATTTTACTAGATAAATTTTCCCACTTTTGTTCTTCAATAAAAAAAGCGAAGGACATTCCATCTAAATCTCCTCGCTTTACCGAATTATAAACTGCTTTCGCTTCTGAATTGTTTTCAATGTCTAAAAGTGCATCTATACACAATCCTTTATCATCTATTGTTATAGTCATTGTAGAATCTTTACTTCTACATCTAGCAAGCGGTATTTGTCTTGTATCATGATTTACATGAAGAAATACATCACTTAAATCACATGCATCGAATGCTCCTCTTTCTATTACTTCTCTGAAATACCCACCTATTAATGTAGTTTGGTTAAATACTGCTGCATAACCTTTAATTCTTCCTTCTTCTGTAGTTTGAAAGTCATTAGCTTCGAAACTTCTAGTAATGTATAAATTGTTATTCATCCTCTTTCACCCCCTTTCCAGCTTTTTGAGCTTGATAACTATCAGCTAAATCTCTATTTATATAGTTAAGAGACATATGTCTAATATCTCCACCTTCAAACGGTGGATAGCCGAATAGTTCTAATAACTGATTATCAGTTAATGCTCCCCTATTTCCTAAAATATCACCTACAGCAATTTTATTTTTAGTGTTTGTAAAAAGAAGTTTCTGAGGATAAAATATAACTTCATTCCCCATATCTATTTCTCTATCTGTAAATAAACATTTATTAAAAGCTTGACCTAACGAATTAATCATTGGCTCTAACTTTTTATCATAAAATGCCTGGTATTGTTCATCTGTAAAATCTCCTGTCAATATAGGAAAAGATACGCCATATCTATTTAATATTTTAGCTTCTACAAACTCTAAAATATTTTTATCAATTACAACTGGATTATTTCTTGAAAGAGATATAAAATCACTTTTCATATCTAAAGCTAAAATACCACTTTGAGAAGTTTGAAGTTGCCTTTCAAACTTTGCTCTTTCTTTCTGTTGATTTTCATCATCAAGCAAAGTGTTTATTTTAACTATCCCATTTATGGTTAAACTCGATTTTACAGCTTTATCTAACCCTTCAGTAATAGTATTGTTTATATTTAATATTTTTAATAATTCTCTATTATCTGCTTGACCTTGTGCATTTCCTCCCATAAATTCATTAAAACTAAAGTCTTTTCTCCAATGAATTATATTACTGTATTTTAAAGTAACTTCCATTCCATTACCAAAAGTAAACTTTATAAATAAAGTTCCTGATTCATCTTCTAAAAAATCTACATTTCTAGGATTCAATGGATAAAAGCCAGTATAAATTCTTTTACCAGAGTCGTTTATATAGAATTGAGGGTAAATAAAACAATTATACGTAGTTTCTCTTAGCCAAACACATTTTTCTAGAAATTCTGATATAGTCATCAGTGGATTAGGTGACACTTTAAGCAATCTATTAATTGAACTATTAATTGTTTGTTGCTTATCTTCAGCTAAAATTCGTATATGCTTAGGTTTTAACTTTGACATTTCATCTGCAGTACATCTTATGCAATTTTTAACTATATCACTAGCATAAATATCTTCTCCAAACTGACTAAATATAGGAGTTTCACCACTTAACATTTTGGCGTAAACATAATTCCTATACTTATTTATCATATTTTTAAAAAAGCCCAAATCTTCCCCTCCTTTCCTAAGCTACTAATCTCATATACTCACTTCTAAATAAGTCTAATGTTGCATAAGCTATTATCAACGCTACAGCTCCATCTATATGTCTAGCTTTAATATCTTTTATTTTCATTGGCATTATTCTGCCTTGATCATCTAACTTCATAGAAGTATTTTCTAGACACCATTTATCAACAGGATTACCATTATATCTTATTAAATTAGCTTTTAAATCAGCCTCAACCATTTTCATTGGATTATTCAAATTCCTAATAGTTTGCTCTATCTTTTCTAAATCAAAGCCATAGTCTTCCATTTCCTTCTTAAAAGCCCTGGCGTTCCATCGGTCATATCCAACCTTCCAACATCTAATTCTATAAGTTTTATAAAGATTCACAAACCAAGCAACTACTTCGCTATAATCAACTTCATTTCCTTTACAGATATGTATATATCCATCTCTAGCCCATGCCTTAAACATTTCAGCATCTTCTTTTGAGCAACGCTCTAGTTTTCCTTCAGGAATAAAGTACATTTGAATAATATATTTAAATTTATCTTTAATAACTAAAGCTTTAGCCGCTGTCAAATCAGTTGTTTCACTTAAATCTACAGCTCCTATTGCAATTGAGCCTCTTAATTCTTCTAATGTGAATTTTTTATCATTTCCATTGACTATATCATCTTCTTGTAACCAAGCTGCTCCATTATTTTGTTTAATATTAAAGTCTTTTGCTAATACAAAAGCTCTTTTAGAATTGCTGGTTTTAGCCTCATCTATCATTTTTCTTAAAAATGACCATTTCTTTATTACACCAAGTCCTGGATTACTTTTAACCCATGTAGCTTCATCTTGCCAAACCTCTTGTTCAGAATCTTGAGTATACAACCAAATTAACCATCTTGGTCTTTCAATTTCACCTTTTAAAGCTTGCCTTGCCTCAATAAGTCTTTCATCTAAATAACCATCATTAGTAAAACCTTCAGTTGTTAATTCAAAATATAATGGTTCATCTTGTGTTGAAAGTGCTTGCCTGACTGGCATAACTATAGAATCATCTTTCATTTCAAATACTTCATCTACAGCGCCAATTCCAATGTTTCTACCTTCTTTTGCTCCTGTCTTAGCTGAAATCTTTTTAATACAACCTTTATTTTGTCTTGTAAACTTACCTTTTTTCTTTTTCTGCTTAGGATTTCCAAAAAATATTCCTTTAACTGTTTTCCTTGTTACTTTTTCTAACCTTGGACTTTCTTCTCTCATAGCATCCATAGCATCTAACATTAATCCGGCTTGTTCATAGTTATTTGAGGCACATAGAATTTTCTTTCCCATCTCTCCACAAAACCACTCTGCTAAACATATAGCGCTTATAAAAGGTGTTTTACCATTTTTTCTTCCAACCAAAAAAAGTACGTCTTGATATTTTCTAACGTACCTTCCAACTTCATCATCATATATTTTTATAGCAAATATCGCCTCAACAAAAGCCTTTTGCCAAATCTCCAATAAAAAAGGATTACCTGCATATGGTGCTTCAAAATGCTTACACTCATTTTCAATAAATTTAATTCTTTTATTTGAATCTTCAAATTCTATTTTTATATTGTGTATATTCTGATAAATAGGATCTGCTATTTCTTTTTTTAATACTTCTAACTGAAGCATTAATTCCACACCTACAATTAATTCACCACTCTTAATCTTATTATAATAATCCAGGATATAACTATTCATAATCACTCATCTCGTCATCTTCATCCTCAGCATCTTTACCTAGTAATTTAAATAATTTATCAATGTAACTTAAATAATTTGGTCTTAATTTTGTAATAAGCTTACTTGAAGGTAATTCTTTTTGTTGCCTAACATTTTCAGGATTAACTTTTACAAGTCCACCGCTTGAATTTACTATGGCAGCCAATTCATCAAGTTCAATTTTCATTCTAGCAGCTTCTAATATAGCACCATCAATTAATATTAATTGTTCTTCGTCAAGTCCCTCAAATAAAGAAATTAATCTTTTATATTCAGTTTCTATTTTTTCAAGTCTTTCTTTCTCTAAGTTCTTTGATTTTTTAACATTTTCGGCTTTTCCGCACATTTTTCCCAACCTTTCAAATTATTTTTGAAAAAAAGTCAAAATTACCTTGTGTGTGAAAGTACTCTTCCCCCTCTGCACTCGGAATCCCCCCCAATGAAATTTTTCTAGGGGGGTTACTCTACAAATCTATCAAACCACTCATCAATTATATTTTTCCATAATGTTTTCTTATGGTTTCTATAATCAATACAGTTATCTAATCTCTTATAAAGTTCCTCTTTATTAGGTTTAAGAAGAATAAGTTCAGCTCCTAATTCTCTTTGCAATAGTTCTCTCTCATACTTATCAGGATAACCTCCAATAATCCAAGCACTGCCAAACTTCCCATACCGAACCTTTATATTATCTATTAAACACTTTCTAAGAGCTAATACATTAGGCAATAAACTATTTGGTTTATTATATCTTTCTAACATTGTTACAGCCTCATACAATCTATCCATATCAACAACTAAATCATCATCTTGCTTATTAGCTAAAACATATGAAGTCTTTCCACTAAGTGGTGGTCCATATACAATATATATCCCTCTATGCTTTAATCTTTCTTTATAATGATTATATCCATGCCTTTTATCATGTATCTCATTGTGACATTCAAGATGTACTAACTCAACATTATCAGGATTAAGAGATATATTATAATCATTAACATTTGCTAATGTTAATTCTATCTTATGATGTACTACTATCGTGTCCTCTACTTTGAACTCTTTCCCACAATGCCAACATATTGGCTTTCTCTCACTTATTATTCTCTTTCTAAAGTTAACCCACTCTTTAGATTTATAAAACTGATCTAATGTAATCCACATTAATAAATAACCCTACCTATCTTCGAATCAACAATAACTACTTTTCTATTTAGCTTTCGGGTTAATTCCTCTTCACGCTTATCTAATTCTTCCTTCGTGTATAACATTTTGTTTTCTTTTAGTATCAATGGTTTCCTTATTGCTATTAATAACCTCTTAACCAGTCTTTCCATTATTCCCACTCCTTATTTTTAATCTCTTTAGTTTTAGTTTTTATTAACTCTGTATTAGATTTAACTAATTCTAAGTCAGCTTTTTGTTGCGGAGTTAACCACCCTTCATGAGCTTCTAACCAACTTACAGCCTTAAAAAAATCATGTGTTTTAACTTTAGCTCCACTTTTTCCAAATGAAACTTCACTTAATATACTACAATCTACTTCATTGCTATTTTTAAAGAATACATAGTTTCTTCTAACATTTCTAGAATGTTCTTCATCTTCTATTTCTACCTCTTCACTCCCAAAGGAAATATAATCGCTAAGATCAGCCTTAACTATATTAAACATCTTCTTTATTAAAAACTCTTTGCTCAATAAAGATAGTTCAAAATCGTCTTGTAATAATTTCTTTATCTCTTTTCTTATGTGAGGTTTTGTAAGGTTCTCATATCCTCCAGAACGTGCTGTATCATAACTAGTTTTATATGCTAATTGATAAGCTTTTGTAGCATTCATATACTGTGCGTAAAATATACAAAAAAGCCTTTGTTTATCAGTTAATTCATCATTATTCATTAACTCCTTAACTGTTTTTCTAAAAGGCTTTTCCTCGTTATTTTTCATTCTATTTTTTTTAGTAACACCGTTACTAAATGTTACTTTTAATTCTTTATCCCACTCATCTTCCGATTTCCATTTTCTAACTTGATTATAACTTATATTTAATTCTTCAGCTATAGTTTTTAATTTAATATCTCCACACAAATTTAAATATAATTCTTTTGCTTTATCTCTATTAGGGCTTCTAGCTCTAGCCAATTAAATTCTTCCTCCTAACATCACCAAATATTTTTATGCTGCTTACTTAATAAAATATATTCCTTCGTTATTTCTTGCCTTAAATGAGTAATTTTTTTCTCTAACTTAACTCTTTGGCCAATACTATTAGTTTTCTCAAGTTCACACCTTAATTTTCTGACTTGATCTTGTTTGTTCCTTATTTTTGAATTAGTTATAAAGCATTTATATTTTTCTCCACAACTTGGACAAACAAAATAAATCATTTCTATATCATTCTTTATTTTCTCTGTTTGAGTACATATTTCAAATTCAATATGACATTTATCACACTTAACTACCATACTATTTCACTCCTAAGATATTATTAAAATTGTATAATAACAAAATTTTCATGTATTTCTATAGCTGCATTTTTATATCTCCGTTCAAGTTCTTTAACTATTCTTATCTTTTCTTTGAACTTTTTAAATGGTATTGCTTCACATACCTTCATTCTCTTCACCTCTTTATAAAAATAAAAAGAACTCAGTTTATTAAACTAAGTTCTTTCTTTAGCTCCGTAGTCCAGAGAGCTTATAATTATATTGGCTTTTTTGAAATTATAGAATATTTAAGTTGAGAATAGAAAGATTCGAACTTTCATTCATGATAGTCTTACCTATCGAACTCTCCAAGATATTCTCATATTAAGTGATACCATTAAATAAATAGCATCACTTAAATGGTGTAATTAACTTTTTAACGTTAGGAGTTAAATTTTTTTGAATGAATATAATTATTCACAATACAATTCTATCATTTATAAAACACCATGGAAACACCATCTTTTCACCATGATTACACCAACCCCATTAACAACTTAAAACTTTCCAACTTTTCTAAATAGAAATGTTGGAGCGTGATATTTTCTTCCACCTTCACATTTGATCATTGTTTGTTCTTCACATGCTGTTGGAACATATTGTTTAATAACTATTCCCGCCACACCACTAACAACGCAAACAACTCTATCTCCAATACTAAATTTATTATTCATAACAATCATCCTTCCATTAAATTAGATTATGTTAATCAATATTATACTAAATCCATTTTTAATCCATCAAACCCAAAGAGTAATACGCTTAATTCATCTACACATTCATTTATCCATCTTGATGGCGTATTCTGACCACAATTTAATTTATCTCTGATTTCTCCATAACTTTTCTTTTCTATATAAAACATTTCTAAAGCTCTGTACTGTTCTAATGATCCTGACCTAATTTTATTTTCTTTTAGTTCATTCATAGCCATTTCAATATGCGATACCATTATCAAAGTTCTTAGTTTGCTTCTTCTTATACTTAATATATAAGCTCTATCATCTCCATTTTCAGCTTCTATATCCATTTCACTTATATCATACTTAGCCTTATCTGAATGAGTTTTTAAATTATTAAAATTTCTTAACAATAATTTTGTATTATGTAGAACTTTTTTCTTCTTCTCTTCCCTTTCCTCTTCTTTAAATTCTTTTAATGCTTTTTTTATAGCTTTATCCATTACTTCTTCCTTCATGTTTCTACCTCTTCTCTATCAAATTCAATCACTCTATCCCTTATTGTTAAATACTTTCTTATTTACTTCAAATGCCCATTTAGGACTATTTAATTCATCATAAAATTCAGTTCCATCTTTCATGATTATAATATTGGCTGGATAGCTTGGATCACCTATAAGTACCATTCTAATTTCTTCTGTAGGTGCTAATGTCTTTATTCCATGATTTCTATATATTTCACATAATCTTTCTTTCCAATACTCTTCCTTACCCCACTCATATTCTTTAGGATATATTTCACCTGTACACTTTTTAAATATTTTCATATCATCACCTCTTCTTACTTAATCCTTCAAGCATTCTTTCAAATCTCTTCTCATTTAATACCTTCTCTAATTCTCTATATTTTATTAATAGCTTCCTATAGGTTTTAGCCCCTTCATAAGCCCATGTCCTCTCTAATCCTTTAACCATAAATTCTTCCTCTTCAAGAGAATATATTATCCCTTGCTCTAGGACGCTTATTTTCTTACCATGATCAATCATTTCTTTTATAACTTTAGGTAATTCTTCTATTGTAATTCTATCTTTACGTTCCTGGTATACACTAGCAACTAATAATAAAATTATTGCTGCTATAATAATTACTAAAACCATATTATCCCTCCAATAACTCTGGATTATCGTGTATATTCCCTATAACTTTAAAAATCATTCCTTCGCTAAATCCATCATCTGTGTTATCATATCCAGTATCATAGAATCCAACTGCATCAAATTTATATTCATCATATTCTACCGGATATCTTTCTTTATCTAAATCTTCTAATATATCACCTTCATATATTTCTTTATTTTCTAAATCAGTTATTCCTATATACTGTCCAACTGTTTTCCTATCCACTTCTACAGCTACCATTTGTATTGGCATTCCCCAATCATTTACTGCGTTAGGATTTTTCATTACCATATATCCTTTAGGATTATCTTGCTTTCCTATACACTTTAATGGTGCTGGTATTTCATAATAAAATCCATAAACCCATTCCCCGGTTTTAATATCTTTCCCTCTAAACTTAATTTCTCTATTCATCAATAAATATCCTCATATCTTCTTTTTTAATTAGCTTTTCTTTCAAATCATCTATTGTATATCCATAATAAGTACATACCTTTCCTAAGAATTCAAAATACTCTATATTTACTTTGTATTTGCTTATAATATTAAGATATCTTTTGAATTCACTGTCATAGGCATTTCTTATATTATCAATTTCTACTTCAATAACTTCATTAGGAATTTTAACATCCATCTCTTTAAAAACTATTTCTATTATCGGATTAATACCTATACTTCTCAGTAATCCTAGTTCATTTACCATCCATCTTAATGGTCCATTCCAATACCCCTCTTCATCCAATGTTAGTTTTGCTCCATATTTAGCTAAATCTTTTTCTAAATACAACTTAGCTTCTTCAGTTAAACGCACTTTAACTCCTGCATTTATGTTAAAAGGTACATTCTTAATTCTCACACTACTCCACCTCTTCAAACTCATACTTACCCTTATTTTTTCTTACTGTAACACTCTTATCTTTTCCTTGAGCTAAATCAATTCCTATATTCTTTTCTTTCTCATATTCCAATGGTCCTTCTCCATAAAGCTCATAACATAATTTTTCATCTGGAATCATAAATACACACCTATCACCAGTTACTCTACATTTACGTTCCATTCCTCCGTAACTCGCTCTACAACTCATTGCTCCGTCACTCCCTTTATACATTTAATGGTTTTAATATATCTAAAGCTCTACTTAAACTATTTCCCTCTTCATTAAGTTCTTTTAGATACTCTTCTCTATCACTTATTATTTTTCTTAACCTTTCTATTTCTTCAGTTACTTTTCTTTTACTTTGTATGCATATTGAGATTTTATCTTCTAACTGTTCGACTATAGATTTTTCTTTAATAACTCCAGTCTTTACAATATCAACATCAATATATTCAACTTCTTTTGTTACTCCTTTTGCTGAAGCAATTATTGCTTTTGCCATCCCCTCTGATTCAATGCCTGTTTGTTTTTTCAACTCATCTTTAATCTCCATAACTTCATTACTTATCTTTTTCATTTCTTCATTCATCTTTTCCACTTCTTCATCTCTTGCCTTTCTAATCTCTTCAATTTCTTCTTTAACTTCTTTATAAACATTCGTTCTCATAGCTGCTGAAAGTTTTGGAAATTCTTTTTTAAGTGTTTCTATTATTTCCTTTTGCTTCTTACCTTCATATATTAATTCTCTAACTCTTGTTTTTACGTTCTTATCCAACTTGTCCATCTCCTCTTTGCTTAATTCTCCTAATCTTCTTCTAGCTTTTATATCCTCTTCTAAAAGATTATTAGTTGCATCCCATATTTTTATTAATTCTTCATTTTTTAAATTATATAGCTCTGTTAATGCAGCATTGATACAGCTATATGTACTCATTCTTGTTTCTTCTATACTAATATCCATTCTCTCTTTTTCTTTATTTAAAAGCTTTGTAATAATTCCTATTTGTATAGGTGTTAAATTCTTTACTGCTCTTAATTCTTTTTCTTTTCTTCTTATATACTGTTTTCTTTGTTGTCTATTAATATTTAAAGCATGTTTAACTTCTTCTTGATCTGCTTCTATATGTTCCTGGAATCTCTTAATAAATAATTCCTCTTCTTTACTTAATTTCTCTTCCATCTTTCTACTCCCTCGGTTGCCATTCTTTATTTTTAATTTTTCCACACTTAGTACACTCTAAATAGATCACATCTCCATTCCTGGCATAGAACGGAACTCTTTTTCTAACTTCTTTAAATTTGTGTGTACAAAACATCTCTTTTAATTTATTTATTATCATTTTTATTCAACTCCTTAATTTTATTTATTAAAATATTTATTTTTAAAGCTAAACCTTTACCAGCAACTCCATAATTTCCTCTTATCGCCTCTTCAGCTCTTTTTCTTGCACACTTTAAACACAACTTTCTTTCACTTTTGCCATCAGATATAACTAAAAATCTTTCTTTTGGATGTAGCTCACACCCACATACAGTGCATTTTTCTTTATGATCTCTTTGAGCTATTTCTATATACACTTCTTATCACTCTCCTAATCTAATATTTCAACAACCTCTTTCTCTACAATGTCTTTTACCCAATTATTCCATCCAACATATCTTGTTATTATATATACATCTTTTACTTTACATTCTTCTACAGATACTAACTCACCTTTTCTGTATGTTTTAGAATTTCCCTCTCTTTTAAAATCTTCTTTTAACCTTGCAAGCATATTAAACTCCCCTTAAATAAATTTTATTTGTCCTGGTATATTTAGTTTTTTAACATCTGTTATTGCTTTAAAATATTTATTGTTTCCTAGCTTGTCTACCTCTTCTATAAGTCCTAAATACAATAAATCTTTAAATAACTTATTTATATTTTGTTTCTTTATATCTAAAGTTTTAGATGTTTCACTTTGTGTAAATTTGCCCATGCTTAATAGAAGTAGTACCCTATAGTGATTACCACTTAGCTCTTTTAGTTTTACTATATGATTTATATATTCATTATTCATAGTTTTAGTAATGTTATAGTATTACTAAAGTAATACATCTTCATTACTTCTCTCACTCCATTCTCTTCATTTTTACACTTATATAAACTGCATCTAAAACTTCATTAACTACACTTTTAAATTCTACAATCTTATAACCTTTAAATTTTTCTTCTAACTCTAACCCACCTTGACTCTTTGCTAAATCATAAATTTTTCTTCTGCTGTATTCAAAATCATTTATTCCTACATCAGGTGTTTTTAAATTCCTAGAGCGTGTTACCTTTTTATAACCAACAGCTTTCTTAAGCATATATTTAACTAATCCTTCAAGTCCAAATTCACCAAATTGCAATCTTTTTGTATTACAAAATCCTTTTTCTCTCTTTATCCAAAGTTCCTCTATGATATCTCTATCCAAGTCGCCACTAATTATTAAATGATGATGAATCCTTCCCTTTTTGCCCATTTCTGTTGTTGCTATATATTTAAGTGGTGGTAACCCTTCCTTCTTCAATCTTCTTTTTATTCTTTTTATATAGTTTTCTAATCTCTGAATAGCTTCTTTAAAACTCTTTGGTAATCTCTCATTTGTATAAGTAGTTGTTATGAATAGATCCTTTGTAGTAAAGTTTGTGTTTGCTAATCTAGTAGCATTTTTTATCCTATTCTTATCATTTAAGTTCTTCATTTTTTTAGTTGTTTCTTTTAATTTTCTTCTTCTTGTTTTTTTAGTTTCTTCTTTTGATACAGGATATAATTCATTCTCTAAATAATCTCCACTTTTAACAACTTTACTTCTGTAACTCATCTACTTATACCTCTTTCTAAATTTATAAAATGTCCGTTAAGTTATTACCTATTACGAGCACCCATAAAGCCAACTTGACTTTTAAAAATTTTGAAAGTAGAATATTAAATATATAGTGTTTTTTTAATATTCTACTTTAAGCGGCTAGTAATTATTTTTACTAACCGCTTATTTTAATAAATTTCTTGAATATTTTATATAACTATCTTTTGTAATATCTTGAAATAAATCTGATACTTTTAAATTTTCTATAATTTTTCCTTTTCTTAAATTAAAAATTGAAAATTTGCTTTTTTTATTTTTAATTCCAGTAGCCTTATCTTTTTCTATAAGGCTGTTTATGACTAATAAAATTATTCCTTTTTTATCTTCTGCTCTATAATTTACTACACATAAATAATTTATTTTTTCTTTGCTATCACAGAAAAATTCCGAACATAGCTTGTACTTATTTATAAGGTTATTAGCATTTTCAACCAGCTTATTTCTTTCTATTTTTTCAAACCTCTCAATTATTAAATAATCATTGTTTTCAAATTTTTCATTATAAGCTTTTTCGAGATTTTCTAAATTAAATTCAACTTTATTCATTTTCAAAAAATCCCTCCGAATATCCACCTATAACATCAAAATCATTTTCAAAATAAATTGCTAAATTACCAAAGCTGCCATTTTTCTTTCTTATAATTTCAACTCTTTCTTTATAGTCTAGTATTTCTTCAATTTCTTTTATGTTAGTTATAAATATTCTTGCAATTAATGCTTTTCCATAATCAGCTATTACAAAAATGTACTTACAGCTCTTTGAAAATCCTATATAATTTTTTATAAATTTATTAACCTTTTTAATCACTCTCTTTCTTGTAATATCATAAAAAGCCATCGTTATTTTATAATCAAAGCTTTTAAAGCTTCTATTTAAAGCTTCTTGTATTTTTTCTCTTTCCATAAACCACCTCTAAAATTTAGTTTCTATACTTAAAACTTCATTGTTATTTAATATTATCTTGCATTCTCTGACAAACTTTTTATTATCGATTTTTATCAACTCTAAATATTTTACAGCTCTACTCTCCAGGTCTTTTAGTGTAAGCTTATAATCTAAATTAAACGTAATCGTATATCTAATTCTTTCTTTTGTAATAATAGTTATGGTATTTATAATTTTTTCTGTTTTATCACAATAAAAAAAACCTACTCTTTCTACTAAATATTTATTTCCTCTAATTATTGAAAGATTACTAATCTTATTTTTTAAACACCATAATCTTAATCTCATTGTTAAACTAATCTTAATCTCATTGTTAAACTCATGCTTAAATTTCTCCTAAGAATTTTTATACTCTACTCTTAACCATGTTAATTTACTTCTTAACACTTCTATTTCTAATCTTTTGTTTTCTATAGCACTTATACAAGTAAAATATTTACTAGCTGCTATATCTCTTTTGTATCTAAGTGTAGATATTTCTTCCTTACCTTTAATTAAGTTATCTATTAAAGTAACTTGTACTTTTTCTTGCCTTAATAGTAAGATTTCTTTTCTTAACTCTCTTCTATATCTACCTTCAGTTAATGCTTTTTGTTCTGCTAATACAGTTAAATTTTCATTTAATTTTGATAACTCTATTAGTGCATGATCTAAAAGTTCTATTATCACCTGTGGATTCATACTAAAAACAACTCCTCAGTTTATCGTCAACCGACATTTGAGTCCTTCCTAAAATTTTACCTATAGCAAAACAATCGTAACCTTTTTCTTTTAATATAATTGCTTTATTTTCCTCAGCTTTACTCCAAGTTCTTCCCCCATCTGGAATAGGTCTATATGGAACATTTAAGTCCATTAATCTTCTTTTTATAGCGGTTTCAGTTCTAGATAAATCTTCAGAAAGCATTTTATATGTATAAGTATTACTTTTTACCTTTGCTATTAATAAATTATCTTCTTCCTTAGTCCATCTCTTTTTCACCTTAACTTTAGCTGGGTTCATTTGATCTGCTTTCCTTTTTTCTTTAACCCAATTAGGCTCTTTACCTAAAGCTCCATCCTTAAAATTTGCAAAATTTAATTCACTCTTATTTTCTTCTGCCCATTTCCAAAACTCTTCAATGTCTACTACCTCAATTTTCATTCTTGATACCTTTTTAACTAATACTGGGAACCCTAACTCTTTAAGTTTATTTTTTAAATAACCATAGCCACTTCTCGAATATCCTAAGCTTATTATTAAATCTTTAAATTTAATATACTGAGTATTATCAATCCATTTTCCTAACTTTAAAGCTGAAGCTTTTTTTCTTACACTTACAATAGTTCTATTTAATTTCTTTGCTATAATATCAACACTTGCTGATCCCCATTTTTCTTCAAGATAATTTATATCTTCTTCAGTCCATATCCTACCAGCCAATATTAACTCTCCTTCCTTATAAAACAATAAAATAAATTAAAAGAAAAACTAGAAGTAAATCACTTATTAAAATCCATAGTAGTGGTCTTCTATCCCTCATATACCCTCCTAAAAACATTTTCTGTTCTACTTAATATTTCTAAAAATTTCTTCGGTGGTGTTTTCTTATTAAAATTTAATCTATTAAATCTTATGTCATCTTCTGTTGCTATTAAAATATTTTCGAATAGTTCCAAACTACATCTTTTCTTCAGTTCTTGTATTTCTCTTAATAGCATATAAATTTACTCCTTTATAATTTCTTTATTAAAAACATTAAACTTAATACAAAAATAAACATTACAAAATAATATATTATGTAAAGTGTTATTTCTCTTTTCTTAAACTCTTTAGCTTCCCAAGCTAAAACTTCCTCATATTCCAAGCCTTCTAGTAAATACTTTTTACATCCTTTTAAAGTTCTAAATTCTTCTTCCCAACATTCATTGGTAGAGTTATCTATTGCTATATATTTATTAAGTGCGTAGTTATCCTTGCAAGTAGCTATATATCTTCCTGGTTCACTATTGCCATATTGCCAACTTCTAATAATACTTTTAGCTTGTTCTTCAGTAATATATCTAATATTCTTATCCATTTCTCTCCCCTTTACAAATTTCAACAAATTTCGCACAGAATAGCTTGTACAATGTATACAACTATCTAAAGAAGGAGGTGTTTGCATTGGATGCTCAAATAGTTTTTAAGAAAAGAAAGGTTGATTCTCCTCATTACATAATTGTAAAAAATCTTGTATCTATAGTTGATTCATTCGGTCGTGAAACTACTGATTTTAGCAAATTTGAATTTAGACCAAATATAAACTATACGTTTGTAGGCGATGAAATTCAACTAGTAAATTCATCTGAAGTTCTACATATCCAAATAAGCTAATTTATTGCCAAACACTTTTATTTAAGTGTTTGGTCAACCACTACTGTCATAAATCTATAATCCCCTTCATCTATCATTCCTAGTTTTTCAAGTCTTCTTAATGCATATTCAAGCTCATCAACACTACTTACTTTTAAGTTTAAAAATGTGCTTAATTTCATGTTATTTTTCTTAGAGTTTAAAAGTTTTCTTAATGCAACAATATCATTCGCATCTATTTCAGTTTCTTGTTCATTTTCTAAATTGTTTAGTAAATCTTCTACTTGCATGACAGCTTCTTGAATGGTCATTTCAATATTTTCTATTTCTTCTTTTTCAAATGCTCTTACAGCTCTTTTATCAGTTACATTCTCAGTATTAATATGTAACATTCCGCTAGTATCAATGTTAGCTTCTCCTTGTTGTAACTTTAAACCAGTACTCCAAGTTAATCCATATGGATTTTCCTCAGCTTCTTCTTTTATTCCTAAAGCATTTAACACATACTCTATAATCAAATTCTCTCTACCTTTTTTGACTTGCTCATTAAGCTTATCTAATATCCATAAGGCTATCTTTGTTTCTTCTTCATTAATTACTTTACACATTTTGAATCCCTCCTATTTTACTTAGTAAAGCAAGCTCTTTTTAACCCTTCAAATGCCCATTTATAAACTTCTAATTCCTTACTTAATTCCTGATTTTCTTCCCTAAGTAAATCATTTTCCTCTTTCCTCATTCCATTAGCTTCTTGAAGGGAATTAATTATATCAACATCACTCTTGGTTAATTCTTTAATAGCACTACTTATTAACTCTGCATCTTCAGGTTTGCATTCGATACTATCGTACTTGTTAAATTCAAGTCCTAATTCTGTTAAACCTTTTATAATTCCTGCTCTATTCATATCAAATCTTCTCCATTCTTAACTGTTCCTTAGTTTTTTTATTTAGAAATATATAGCTTGTCTTATCTTCTTTTATCAAAGCATACAATCTACTATCATATTTTCTTTCAGTTAGAAATTTCTTTTGCACTCTAGTTAATTTCTTAGGTTGTTTCATGCATACACCTCAACTTATTTATTATTTTTACGAAATACTGCTACATTTTTTCATTAATTCTTTTTCTGCTTTTTCAACTTGTATTCTCTCCCAAGCTCTAGCCATACGCTCTTCCATTTCTTCTTCACTAATCGCAAAGTAAACTGGATGTTTAGTTTTTGCTTTGCTTCTTCTTAGTTTGATATAGTCTATTTTTATAGCTCTGTATTGCTTTTTTTTCATTTTAATTCCTCCTGTATGATACTTGTCCTATATATAGCCTCCTTGTATAATTTATTTATCAACTTGTTAGAGGTGAAATAATTATAAAAGGAGGTGATATTATGAGATTAAATCCAGATTGTATTAGAGATATTCTTCTTTTTGTTGAAGAAAATACTGATTTTGAAAATACCGATGTTGATGCTTCTGTTTTAGTTGAATCATTAATTGAATATGATGAAAACACACTTTTTTATCATATAATTAAAATGAATTCAGCTAAATTATTTGATAATGTTGAATATTGCGAAAATGAATTACTATATATATCAAGCCTTTCATGGACTGGTCATGCTTATCTTGATAATATTCGTGATAATAACATCTGGGCTAAAACCAAATCAGCAGTAGGTAAATTACCTTCCATTAGTTTACCTATTTTAATACAAAAAGCTGCTGATATAGCTACAATGTCATTATCTAATTCTTAAATTATTCTTTTTACACCTTGGATAATTTAAGTCATATTTTTGTTCATAGACTTGCATAAGTTCTTGTGCAGGTCTATTTTTTATTTTCATTAGTTTTTTAGTTACTCTTAATTTTTGCTCATTACTTTCGCTACTTTCTAAAACTTCCTTTATAAATCTCTTATCAACATCAGTAATTAAAGCTATTGTAACTTCTCCACTCCCTAACACACCTGTAACCTCATAACACCCATTTAATATAGCTTCTTTTATGGTTTTCAGTCCTAGTTTTCTTGCATCCATATTATTCACCTCTAAAGCATTTATTTTTAAATCCCTCCATCACTTATCCTACTTATTTGTAAGAGTATTTATTAATGTATTAATCAAACAAATAATCTTTGCTTAATTCTGGGAAAAATTCTTTTTGTATTCTACAAGCTTGTCCCCATGTAAAATCAGTAACTCCATTCAACTTATTTTTCATAGTTCTCTCGCTTATCCCTATACTTGCAGCAATATCCTTAACTTGAACTTTATGTCTAGTTATTTCGGCTTTTAAATTTACACGTTCCATTTTATCCTCCCTTTCTTCCGTTAACGGATGTTATATTCGAATTATAAATCCTTTAACGGTTAATTGTCAACATATTTCATAAAAAAAATTCCTTTAACGGAAGTTTTTTTCTTGACCTTCATTTTGAAATTCTTTATACTACTATTTAAAAGGTAGGTGAAATACTATGGGCTTAGAAATAATAAATAAATTAAAAAAAGAAAAAGGGTTAACTAACGAGGAGTTATCTCAAAGATCCGGTGTTCCATTAGGAACTTTAAGTAAAATAACTTCCGGAATAACCAAAGACCCCAAATTAGAGACTTTAAAATCTATAGCTAAAGTTCTAGATTGTTCCTTAGATGACTTTGATGATACCTCTAGTACTAATTCCAATATCTCCAAAGATGAAATTATATTGCTTAACCAATACAGGCAACTTAGTCAAAGAAGCAAAAAACTTATAAGTACAATAATATCTTTTGAACTTTCTCAAGAATAAGTCCTATGATTAGGGCTTATTCTATTATCTACATCAGTTTATTACTTACATCCACTAAAATGCAATTTTTCATTTGCATTTTATTAAAATTAGTAAAACTAATCAACTTGGTAAATTTATGAATTTAATAATTTCTATAAAATTTAAAAGATGAAAATTTGTTGAATTTATATAATTGTAGAATTAAAAATTTATTGGTTCTATTTTTATTTTTGGAATTTTATGTATTTTAATAATTTGAAATGTAAATGTATACCGTATTAAAATTCAATCAACTTATTTTACAAAATTCTGAAAAATTGTTAATTATATCATTAACAATTAATTTTACGTATCCCTAAAAATTTATTATGATTTTCTTAAAACAAGGAGGTTTTTGACTATGAAAAATATAGCAATATATATTAGAAAATCTGTTAAAGGTGATGATAACTCAATTTCTTTAGAAGCTCAAACCGAAGTTATTAAACACTATTTTAAAAACGAAAATAAATTTACTATATATAAAGATGATGGATTTAGCGGAGGTAACACAAATAGACCAGCATTTCAAAAATTAATGCATGATGCTACTCAAAACAAATTTGAGGCTGTAGCATGCTACAAATTAGATAGAATAGCTAGAAATACATTAGATTTTCTTACAACATTTAATACTTTAAAAGAATATGGAATTGACTTAATTTGTGTAGAAGATAAATATGATCCTAGCACTCCTGCTGGTAGATTAATGATGACATTATTAGCTTCTTTAGCTGAGATGGAAAGAGAAAATATAAAACAAAGAGTTACTGATAGTATGTTGAATTTAGCTCGTTCTGGTAGATGGACTGGTGGAACTCCTCCATTTGGATATAAGGTTATTACTATCGATGGAGGTAAATATTTAGAATTGGAAGATAAAAATAATATATTATATATATTTGATGAATTTATAAATGGAAAAGGTGTACTTAAGCTTTCAAGTGAATTTAATTGTGATAAAAAGAAAATAAGTAGAATACTTCATAACATAACCTACCTAAAAAGTTCTACCGAAGCTAATACATACTTAAAACAAACTTTGAAATATGAAATTGTTGGCACTCCCAACGGATGTGGTTATTTACCTTACGGAAAAAATAAAGTAATCAATGGTAAAAAAGTTAAGAATACTGATGGCTTGAAAATAGCTGCTATAAGTAAGCATAAAGCTATAATCGAATTAGAAACTTTTATAAAAGCTCAAGAAAAACTAAAAACCTTTGAAGGTAGAAAAGCGCCTCGTATAAGTAACAAAAGTTTTTTAGCTCAAATGGTTCAATGTACTTGTGGTTCTAATATGTTGATAGTCTTAGGCCATAAAAAGAAAGATGGAACTAGGAAATTATATTTTTCTTGTCCCAACAAATGTGGTAATACTTTTGGAGATGTAAAAGAAATTGAAGAAGATACATTGTTAACTCTAAAAGATGTTAATTTTTTTGAGAAAATTAATCAAAATAAACCTACTATTAATAATAAAGATAGCTCTAGAATTAAAGCTTCTCTTTTAAAAGAACTTGAAAATAAGAAAAAAATATTAGATGGTTTAGTTCAAAAATTAGCTTTAGTAGATTCTGATTTAGCAAATATACTAATAGATAAAATGGAAACTTTGAATGAAAATATAAAAGAATTACAAAGTAAAATAGATTTATTAGAAAAAGAAGAGATTTCTTTAAGTTATAACAAAGAAGATTTGAATTTAAAAGAAAAGAATAGAAAACATTTTATAAAAGAATTCGAAAATATGAATATGCAAGAAAAGCAAACTTCAATTAGAAAGGTAATTAATAAGATTACTTGGACAGGTGAAAATATAATTATTTCATAACTGTTTAAGTCCACCCCGAACTCCTGGTGCCCCGATTGCAAACACCCCTAATAATACTATAAACAATATCATAGTTGGTAAACTCGGAATCTTACCATATAAAATTTGAGATACTGTCATTACAAAAAATACTTCTGTAAGAACTGAACCACATAAATGTATGTTTGAACATAATGGTATTGCAAAATCCACTATATCTTCTCTTAAAGCCTTTGATTTCTTTGCAGACTCTAAAGCTACTGGTAATGTTGCTGCACTTGACATTGTACCTACTGCAGTAAGATATGCTGGTCCATAATACTTTACAACTTCCCATGGATTTTCTTTTGATATTGCTCCACCTATTAAATATAAAATTGTTAACCATATAAAATGACCAAATAATACAATTAATATAACTTTAAAGAATACAGGAAGTTGATTACTTAATCCTCCTTCATAAGCTAAAGCTGCAAAGTTAGTTGCTATGAAAAATGGTAATATTGGTATTATTATTTTATTTACAATACTAAGTACTATAGCTTGAAATTGATCTAAAAGCTTTTCTACTAAATCAGCCTTTGTCCATCCAACAGCTAATCCTAAAAGTAATGCTAAAGCTAACGCACTCATTACACTCATAACTGGTGGTATATCTAATTTAAATATAAGTTCTGGTAATTCCTTTAATGATGCTATATTAGATACTATAGATAATTTAGGTATTAATGCATATCCTGCAATCATTGAAAGAATAGCAGCAAAAACTGAAGATAAATAAGCTATTAAAACAGCATATCCTAATAGTTTGCTTGCGTTATCTTTTAATTTAGCAATAGATGGAGCTATAAATCCTAAAATAATAAGTGGAACAGAGAAAAATATAATTTGTCCCAATACATACTTAATTGTCACAATTGTTGACATAAGCCCCTCTGAAGAGTATGTGCCTATTATTATTCCTAATATAACACCTAAAACAAGTTTAAAAATAAGATTATTAAATAATTTCTTCAC